GATTCCGTCATCACCAGTTCCATCTCCATCTCCATCGCCACTACCGTCGTCACCGTCGCCGCCTTCGCCGCCTGTACCTTCGCCGCCAAGACCTTCACCAGTCAGGCCATCGCCACCAGTGCCATCTTCGCCAGCTCCGTCAGTATCACCGTCACCTAAGTTTCCGTCGCCTTGACCAGCTTCATCACCTTCGCCTTCACCGCCGACGCCAACTGCATCAGATCCTGTTCCATCTGATCCAGATCCGCTATTAATTGCATCAATGAGTTCTTCTGCTGTTTCATAGGTGTTTCCATCCCCATCTGAATATGTTCCATCTTTGTTGAAGACGATGTCTTGAAGAAGGCCAGAAGCTTCCAAAATGCCTTGTAAAGTTGATGTGTCTGTGATTGTTTCACCTTCACCACTTGGCACATCCACAGTATCTGAATCTCCTGTCAGGTAATCAATCGCATCATCTACAGCAGTCTCACCCTCGAAGACAATGCCTGTCTCTGTAGACCCCGGCCCCAAGATTTCGACGTTACCCTCTGGCGTAATGATTGCTGAACTCCCAGCATTCTCACCACTGGTTGCGTAGCCGATTGTATTGCCACCTTCAGTAAGATCATTTGCTTGGAATCCTGACTCTGTGTAGTCAGTGTAGTCTTGGTTGGCTAACCCACCAAAGTCCGTTCCACTGCCACCGACATCATCGTCTTGGCCACCGCCATCACCAGCAGAGGCAAGCGCTTCGTTCACAACACTGTTCAATTCTTCAACAGTCAGAGGAACTTCGCTACCTTCACCCAGCGCTGCGTTCACAACCTCGTTTAATTCATCAACTGTTAGCGGAACTTCACCCGGCTTATCAAATGGAACTGTCTCAGATATCTCATTAAATTGATCGTAATACTGTTGATACAGATCTTCCAACTCTTGGGTGGTAGTTACTGTAATTTCCAAAGGTTTTAGGTTAGGCAAAAGGGAATCGATATCCATGCCTTTTAGGTCAACCTTGTATGCAAGATCGTCACCAACCCCCTGAACGCCAAGCAAATCAGCGCCAAAGTTAATCAATTGCTGCGAAATAGTGGCGTTTTCACCGCTGTTTGTGCTGATTGTTTGCACCAGCTCTTGCAGTTCATCATTGGTTAATCCAAGCGCCAAATCTTGCTTTGCGCTGTCAGAAAGCGCCATAAACTCGCTTTCAGTGGTTGGAACAGGCACACCGTGATTGGCTCTGAACGTCGATTCAAAGGTGTCTTGCCCACCATCGTAGATGGTTGTTGTGCCAGATGTCACAGGCTGTCCGTTGACGTACTGAACACCGTCAAAATTACCAGTGAATGGCGTTCCATCACCAGTGACCAAAGGCTCATTTGGATCTGTCAGATCGAAATATGGGGATGTGTCAAACGTATCCGTCGTGTCGTTTTGCGTCGTGTTGTTTTGTGTTGTGTCAGATTGATTATAATACGCCTCATCTGCCAAATATGCGTCATATGCCGTTTCATGCACACCGCCAAACATGTCGTAATATTTTGGAGATGTATCTACTGCTCCAGTATTATTGCCAGTATTCCCACCACCACCGTAATTTGTCTCGGCAGTGCTTGTTGAGCTACCTACGCTTAGGTCATCATCCTTCGAGCTAGTGTTTACGACGCCAGTGTTGGTATTTGTCGAACTACCTACGCTTAGATCATCATCCTTCGCGCTAGTGTCTACTTGGCCAGTGTTCCCACCAGTGTTGTCATCAAAGTTGCTGCCTGTATTTACAGAATCAAAGAAATCTTCGTTGCTGTCTGAGGCACCACCAGTGACAAGAGATCCGCTGCCGCTACCAACAGCATAACTGGTATCAATGCCAAGAGACTTATTATAAGCATCCCAGTCAATATTAAGATCATCTAAAGAAATACCACTCACATCAACAAGCGTTGAACCACCAGCAGTCGCATCCAAGCTTGGATAACCGCTCGACCCAGTTGCAACCGCTGGCTTGTCATCATTATCGTTGCCAAAGTCAAAGCCACCAGAAACAACAGGATCTGAACCACTGTAAGTTAAACCAGTGTTGATCGCTCCAACGCTCATGTCAGCGTCGAAGTCACGACCACCGCCTCCACCGCCACCGCCGCTAAAAGTATCCTTAACAGCACTAACTGTTTTGTTCCAAGAATCCTTAACATCTTGCCAAGTAAGATAACTAGGCACACCGCCCGGCCCTGCCACTGGGGGCATACCACCTCGCATTTGCTGCAACACCGCCTTTTCTTCAGGGTTGATGTAAGACAGCATGTGAGGATAACCCATGATCTCTGTCCGTCGCGGCACGTTGGCAAACGCAGACATCGACTGTTTCTGAGGCATGTTGTTAAAGGCAGCTAACTTGTTCATGTGATCTCGCTTGTGATGTTGCCTGAAGGATCATAATAAGTCACGTTGCCAGCAGCATCTGTCATGCTGTAGCCTCTCAATTCTTCTGGCCCCTCAACAGTTAGTGCATTTTCATACTGAGCTGTATTTGCAAACTGCTCTGGGCTTAGAATTTTACCATCTGGTGTTCGATATGCAGTTGTTCCATCTGCCAAGGTGATAGGCTCTGCAATCACACCGAACTTCTCACCAGTCATAAACTGACGCATATACTCTGGCATGAAGGCATAACCCCCACCACCGCGTGTAAAACGATCATAATCTCTAGTTCCAGTGCCATAAATGTTTCTGCGTCTTGCAGCTTCGTCGCCATAATCGACAGCCGCACTCGAAACCGTCACATCATCCGCTGACTGTGGGTTGTACTGGATTGGATCATTGTATGCGTAGTTTACCGCCGCATTGATCGCATCCTGACCAGACAATTGGCCCACAATGCTGTCCAGATCCGTGTTTGTTGATGTCTCTGGGCGTCCGGGGTAGCCAAACTTATCTGTTCCATCCCTTACAGTAGTGTAAATCATGCCCGGAATTGTGTAGTTCGCAAGCGCACCAGCGACCCCAGTTGGCTCCAATCCAGACCCCAATGGCGTTGCGCCTGATGCATTCGAGATTTTTGACACAAAGTTTTGGTTCAAGCCGCCAGTTGCATCTGCCTCTGCGTTGGTAACGTAGCCGTCACCGTTCAAATCAGCCAGTGCGCCACCTGAAATGCCGAAGCTTTCGCCACCAAAGTTCTTGCCGCCACCGTCAAACATATCTTGGGCAGCGCTAACCACCGTGCCATCAGCTCTGGTGTAGCCCCACTTATCGTCGGTCTGTGTTTCGTTGTAGGTGCTTGTGTTTGTCACAGGCGCTGGGAGATTGCTGGTAAAGCTTGCTGGGATTGGGTTGTCGTCGTTTGACGTGTCATTGGCAGAAGCTGAAACTGTTCGACCAGCCGAAGTTGTATCGCCAGAAGACAAGCGATCACCTGTGCGATCATCTACCAAAACGCCATTCACATAGGACGCGCCATCGTTAGGCGTAAAGAAGTTTGCCAAGCTTTCTGACAGTGAGTTGCCGCTGCTACTGCTGCTGCTATTGTTGTCATTACCGCCGCTGTTGTTGCTGCTGCTACCGCCGCCGCCGCCACAAAAACCACCCATTACGCCATCCTCGCTTGCTGTTGTTGTTGCTGTTGTGGTTGTGGTTGCGCTGCCACATTCATTTGAGGCTGTGGCATTGCATCCGCAATCGCCGCTAACGCACCAACATCGCCATTGCCCATGCGCTGGCGAATCTCCATAACCTTGTTCATCAAATACTTATTCATATCCAAAGGTGGTTGACCTTGTGGCCCCCCAACTGAGGGAGGGGCAGGTGAGGGACCACGCGCTGGACCCTGCGGCAGACCACCGAATGCCGCTGGGTTTATTGGGGGAAGTCTATACTGTGGGGGGTACATTATTTTTCATGGCCTCCATCTGTATCTTCGCCGCGTTCTTTTCCCTCTCAAGCTGCAACTCTGCCTCTAGCTTGCGGATCTTTGCTTCCATATCCGCTTGCGCCTTGGCCATTTCGATCTCCATATCCTGACGCGCTTCCGCTTGTTTGATCTGGATGTTCGACTGCGCCTTGGCTTGATCTGCTTCGATCTGCGCTTGTGTTCTTGCCTTCAACGCCTCTGTCTCTAACTGCGCCAACTGCTGTGCGTACTGTAGTGGGTTGCCTTGCGCCCCACCTTTCTGTCCCAAGCCTCTGATCGCTTCGATCTGCTTCATCTGTGGTGAAGCTGCGACAACTTGTGCAGCACGTTGGCTGATCAGGCGATCTGTATCTGGGTCCACGTCGTTGAACTTGATCTTCATCTCTTTGAAGTTTGGCAACGGTGGCAGAGGCATGTTGACACTTGCTTCCATGCGTTGGCGATAGAGCAGCGCAATGTGTTCCGCAATGTGCGCAATCAGGATGGGCTGCATCTGTTTTGCGCCGGGGTTGCCAGCAAGCGACGGATCTTGAAGGAACTGCATGTGGACTGCAATGTGCGCGTCGTGATCTTGCTCTGGGAACGCGCGGATTGGCTTGCCATACATCACGCTCATGTTCTCGTCGATTGGGTCCATCTGCACAGCCTCTTCAGGCTTCTTCAGGATTTCATCGATATTCGGAATGCGGATAGCCTCGTACATGCGCTTGTATGCTTCGTAAAGATCGTGAAGCTGTGGCGCTGATCGTGCCATCTCCAACACCGCCTGTGCCTGTGCAATGCGCTGGGCTGTCGAGAAGATGTTAGGGTCGCTGACTGGAATCACGTCAATGCGATCATCAAAGTCAGAACGATAGATGATTTCAGACGCGCCAGCGTGTGAGAAGCTGAACTCGTCTGGAAGATTCTCTGCATTTAGCTCCGCAAGCAGCTTGAACTCTTGGCCTTGTGCATAGTGCAAACGCTTGTGGATGGCGCTGAATGCCTTTGATCCCTGCTCAATAAGCGCAACTGTTGACCCAACTGGAGCGTTTGGATTCACATCACCGACGTTCAAGTCAGCCGTACTTGCGAAACGCTGCCCTGCTTCCACAATGTACCCTAGCAAACTGAACAGGGAACTGCTTGGTTCTTTGAACGGCAATGGCATGATTGCCTTGTTCACGTCATCAACTGTGCTGTCGAGGTCAACAAACTCACCGGGGTTGACCTGAATGTCACCGCCATTGACGCGCCCACGCAGCTTGAAACCACCCTGCATGTTGGCGAATGCTGCGCTGTCGAGTAGGGCGCGAAGAGATCCTGTCGCTGCCTTACCCAAACCACCGATCATGTGGTAGAGGCCAAAGCCATAGAAGCCAAGGCCCGGTAGGAACTTGTAGCTCACAAACCAGTCACGACGCTTCTTTGTTTCGTCGTCTTGGTTCCAGTTGCGTCGGATGCTGACGATGCGCTGGTTATCGTAGTCGAGGGTCACGACATACGGCAAAGCCACCGCGTTTTCGTCTTCGTCATCTACTGCGCCATCAATGCCGTCAAACAGCTCGTAGACGTGCATCTCAATCAACGTCATGACCTTGTCTTGTGCGTCATCCATGTATTCATCGACGCCTTCGATCTCTCCGATCACGTCATCGACTGGGTCAGATGTGTCGCCAAAGTAGCTGGTCGGTAGGTAATATCCGTTTTTAACGTACTTATTGAACTCGTTCTTCGGCATCCGAATGATGTGCGTGTAGCGTGGGGATGTGTAAAGATCCTTGCTTTCTGGCGCGACAACGAAGTCTTCTGCCTTCACGAACTGGCTGCACTGGCGGTCCATGTTGGCGTCCCACCAGACCTTTTTGAACGTGTGGCCGATCAAAGGTAGGTGGAATAGCATCTGGTCCAAGTCTGGGAAATACTCAGGCATCTCCTGAGTGACCTGATAGTTCATGAACTCGCGCACACGACGCGCCTGTTCTTCCATTTCTTCGTTGGGTTCGCCAACGATCACGGTTTTCACTGGACCGCCTGATGGATACAGCTCTGCGATGGCTCTTGCGTTGAACTGGGTTGCTGCCTCTGCGATCATTGGGTGGACGACAACGGACAGACCGCGCGTTGCGCGTTCATCTTCGCTTTCGTCTAGTCCACCGTCTGGGTCGAGGGTCTTCAAGCCTTGTTTGTAGCGCTCTTCCCACTCTGATCGTGCTTCCCTGTCGTTCTCGAAGTCGCCAATGAGATCCTGTGCAGTGCGCAGTAGGTCGCGCTCGTCAATGATTTCAGCGAGGTTCTGATCAAACTCAGCGTCCTCAAGCTCTTCCATCATGTCCAGCTCTGGATCACCAATTAGAACATCGCCATCTTCAAGCTCTTCAACAATCAGATCATCGGGTGGAGCGCCTTCGGCAAATGGAATGATGTTTTCTGGTTCAGCCATAGAGCGTCATCCTTTTAGTTTCTACAAATTCATCATCTTCTGGGTCTTCGCTATGCCCAATGAACCATCCCTTGCGTAGCCGTAGCCAAGCCTGTGTGCATGTATCAACGATATCATCGTTGGGATGCGCTGGGAAGGCTGCACAAATGTCAATTAAGTCTTTAGCCCATTTTCGGTTGGAAGGGAAGAAAATCCTTCCGTCTTCCAAAATAGCGCTTGACGCATGTGCGCGGGCTTCCTTGTCCCGATCTGGGCTATAGGGTACGACAGGAACGCCAGCCATGCGCAGATCCTGTAGCAGAGATTGGCCTGACGCCTTCTTTTCGATCAGCACTGCGTCGGGTTGCCAGTCGTCGTATGCCTCTTGCGCCAGCATCCGTAGCTCTGGGTAGCTGACCTTGTCCCACCAAGCTTCGAGAACAATGGCGCAGTCATAGCCTTGGTGCTTAAACACGCCCCACGTTGTTCTTGCGCTGTAGCTGGAGCTTTCCTTGGACTCGAATGCGGTGTCGTAAGACTGGATGACGTAGTCGATCTCTGGCATTTCTTCCTTCTCCCAAGGAACCCACCAGCTTGCCTTCAGGATACCACCACCCTTCGGACTGGGTCGCTGCTGGAGCTGACCAGCCGCTGCGTAGCTGCCAAGGCTGCGCTCAAGAGTGTCGAGTGTTCTGTCGTCGATGCGCTGGGGCCAGAGCAGTTCGCCTTCTGCTGTGCGCGGATCTGTGAAGCCAAGGCTGGATCTGGTTGGCGTTGGATGTCCGATCTCGTACCGCGCTGGGAGACAGAGGTGGTCCCACTCTTCGCCCAGCTCATTGGCTAGGATGTGGCCAGTCAAATCCTGTTCATGGACGCGCTGCATGATGATGACGAATGCGCCAGTGCGTGGGTCATTGAGTCGGGTCTGCATGGCTTGGTCCCACCATTCGATAACACCTTCGCGCACCTTGGCGCTGTCGCTGTCCACGACGTTGTGTGGGTCATCGATGCAGATGATGTCACCACCGTCACCAGTCAGAGCGCCCCCAACTGAGGTGGCGATGCGGTAGCCAGTCTTGTCGTTCTCAAACCTCTGCTTCTGGTTTTGGTCGCCAGTCAGCATGAACTTGTCTGCGAAGTGTCGCTTGTACCACGGACTATCGATCAGGCGTCGGCACTTGGTGCTGTCCCTGATGGACAGGGACGATGCGTAGGATGCGTAGAGAAACTTCTTGTGTGGCGCTCTGGTCCACGTCCACGCTGGAAGCGCCACAGCCACGCTGATAGACTTCATGTGACGCGGTGGCACGTTGATAATCAGGCGCTTGATGTCGCCTTCTACGACGGCCTGTAGGTGGTCTGAGATAGCGTCAACGTGCCAGTTGTTCTGGAACTCGACGCCCGGCTCAATCGTCGGCCACGCTGCTTTCGTAAACTCCCTCAATGATCTGCGGTATTTCTCCGCTCTGACCTGATCCAAGGTGAGATTGCTCAAAAGCTCGTTCAATTGCTGAGAGTTCATCTACGCCAATCCTTGTAAGATCCAGTGTTACTCTGTTCTCTGTTTCTACTTTGTGTTCTTGCTTATCGACCCAGCCAGCTCTGTTTTTCAGGAAGAAAATGATGGCTGTGTTGTCACGATCTACCGTTGCATTATGGAAGAGCGCGTTGGTAACTTCTTCGATGCCAAGGGACTCGCCCCTTTTTATTGCTTCCGAAAATTCCGAATTTTCTGCCTGATAAAGCTGGAAGGTAGAGACTGAAATACCTAGCGCTCTTGCGCACTGTTCCTTCGTCAAACCCTGCGCCATGAGCTGTTCTGTTCGTTTTAATACTTCTTCGTTGATCTCAAACTTTGGCCGACCAACTGGTTTTTTCTCTTTGGCTTTCGACATCTGTTTGCCTTTCATTTTTTGTAAAGATAATTCAATTATATAAAAAAAGAAAGACCCACCGAAGTGGGTCTAGTCATGAGCATCAGGCTCACAGGCAAAAAAAATCCATTGATTCCTGATCACATGGTAAAACTTTTTGCGGTTTCTGTACACATTTTTTTTGGATTGGGCGTGATACCAACGCGACCAAGGTCGAGCCGATCAGCATCCCAGCAGACTTTGACTGTGATATTGTCGTGATCTGTGTATCCATCTGAGTGGTAAATCATGGCTTCTTTGAGTATGCCCATATCGCGATTGGAGATGTCGAACATCTTGCCTCGCAACTCTTCTGCGTGGAAGGCTGCTCGAAGTCCGTGTTCTTTGTCGCGGTATTCATCGTTGCGTTCTACGTCGTGTAGAATGGCGAAGAGCTTGACGATGTTTTGGTTTGCCCCTTCGTGTTCAGCTAGAATGAGTCCAGCGTTTAGGACGCGCATCCAGTGGTTCCATCCGTGATGGCCGCTGTGATCTAGCTTGTAGTGGTTGTAGCAATGCCTTGCGAGTTCCTTTGTTACCATGCAAGCATCACCACAAGTAAGGCTAGGACGAAGACGATGAAGGCAGCGCCAGCGATTGTTTCTTTGACGATGCCGTTTGGTTTGTTGTCGTGGATATCGACGTGACCTTTGAGGTCGATTGAGATCCACTGATCTTTGTTGGCTGGGATTTCGCCGCGCTGCGTGTGGACCCAGATGTAACCAGATCCTTTACGCTTGCTTGTGTTTTTTTGTATCCAGTCTGGCATGTCTGAGTTGAAGCCAGTGAACTTCCAAGATTTAACTATCATCTTTTTTCTGCCTTTCTTCGTGAACCATTTTGACGAGTGCCTTGACTGAGTTGAAGACTTTGTCTTCTTCGTCTTTTGGCACGTCCATGTACTTGCGTACTTCTGCGAGTACGGCAGCTTTTCTTTCTTCATCCGTCATTCTTTTTTACCTTTCTCATTTTTGAAATGTGGACTGTGAAATGCACGTCATCGATGCGTACATTCCAAATACCCATGTAGTCGGTTTTTTCTACGACCTCTGCGGTTTTTCCGAAGTAGAAGTTTTTTGGATCGATGACTTCGACAGTGTCTCCAGATTTAAACTGTTGCCTGTGCATTTTTTCTCCAATCTGTGTAAAGTTTCTTGGCAGCGTCGTGCCATGTTGTTTTTTGGATTGGACTTTCAGCGTGGCGATGATGCCATGTTGCTGTGTCGCGAGTTGTTCCACAAGCTGCTGTTGTGGTTTTGTAGATTTTGCCAATGGCGATGTATTTCTCTTCGCCATATGGTCTGTATAGGATGTGCGCGTAAGCGTCTTCACCAGCTCCGAAGACTTTAGCGATGATGTCGAAACCATTTTTCTGGTGTTTCATGATACGATTGTAAGACATTACACGATCTCCTTTGCTTCCATGATTTCTAGTAGGTCAGCGCGTGACCAAGCACGACAGATGATGCGGTTCATTCCGTGTGCTGTATCTGCTGCGACCCACTTTAGGCCAAGCTTGTAAACAAGAATGTTTTCTGCGCCTTTGACGCACCACTCAGCAGCGCTAGTGCCAAGTCCGTTTCCGTTCCATTGTGTAGATTGTGTTTTAGTAAGTTTGATCATTTGCTTTCTTCCTTTCTCTATACACAATAGATAGTCATTCTGGCATTGGGTTCAATACCAAATCAAAACTTTTTTGCATTATTTGCAAATTATTTTTTACCCCAGATTTAGAGTGACTGGCATGTAGAAGCCGACTTGGGTATCGCTGGACCTTGCGTTGTGGTTACGTTCCCAGCGTAGGATGTTTACCTCGTCGGACATTTCGGATGCGACAGTGCAAGCGATCATGACAGCGATGGGATCGCCGCCCCCAGCCCAGAGGATGTAGTCGTTTGGACCGAAGTCTTGCAGACGTTCTCTTGCCTTGCTGATTGCGTGGTCTGGTTGGAACTGTGGTTTGTCTCCATCTTCGAAGAGTATTCTGAGTTTTCCGTACCGCGCAGCGTCGGACAGATCTGGTGTCCATCCGAATTTGTTTTCCTTGGGTCGTTGCACGACATAGACTGTATCATCCACTGACATTGCTTTGTTCCTTTCTATCGATTGCGATGCATAAATTATTGAGGCTGTTGGACGTGATAATTGGCTGTCCATCTTTGTGAGCTTTCCAGATGCTTTGATTGTACATCATTCGAGATCCGCTATTGATCAGCCACCCTTGGTATTCCCAAGGATGCTGAAGGTCGCCTTTGCGTCTGGTTTTTTTGAACTGAGGTTTCATGCTGTTGTTAACCACACATGTTAACTGAGCGAACTTCGTAGCCACGATCACGCATAATCTTTGCAGCTTGTGTGCGGTTCCGTGCTGAAACGTAAATGTATTCGATGATTAGCTTTCCATTCACGTCAGTGTATGAAACTTCGATGTCGTATGAGTGTGTCATTTGCTTTCTACCTTTCTTTGATAAACGTCATTTATGTCTGAATAATGGCAGTTTCAAGATCTGCCATAAATAATTCTTACGAAACACCTTATTTATATAGGTATATATATAATTATATTATTATTATTATTATTATTGTCATTACGTCATACCCCCCCTTCTACCCCTCTTCTGGGGGTATGGGGGTAGGGGGGTCATAAGTGCTAAATAGTATCTGCCAAATTGACATAAATGCCATTAATACTAAGCCGTTGATATTAGGGCGAAAAACCGCCCTAATTAGCAATGACATAAATACTGCCATTAATGCGTTGGTGGTGCAAAGTAGGCGAAACGAGGCTTTCCACGCTGTCCTACGTTGGTCTGACGGCACTCAATGCCACGGTCTTCTGTGAGTGCGTCCATCACATCTTTGCGACGTTTGGGTTCGAGGTTTGCGAACTTGGAAACGGAGCGTGAGATGTCACGTTCAGTGATCCCTTCGAGGCCAGCCTTTTCGATCTTGGCAAAGACTTCTTTGCAGCAAGCTTGGAACGGACCTTCTGCCATGTTGAGCCTGAACATTTCGATGGTCTGGTTGGCGTAGTGATCGACATATTCGATGGCCCATGTGACGGCATCGGGACCGATCTCATCGTGGCCCATTGACCTTGCGATGATCAGGGACAGGCGCATGGCGATCTCGCGTGATCGATTGTACATGGCTTCCAGACCAGTGCCTGACTCCTTCTTGATTGCGTCTACCAGCCGCTCCTCATAATCGCGTAGGATGGTTTCAGCTTCAGGCGTGAAGGGAACTTCGATTGGGTGTGGTGGCATGTCGTGGATGTTACCAGCGTCGAGGGGTCCTTCGTGA